TGGTCTCCGAATACACATTTACTCAATTGGGCAGATACAAATAACCTAGAAAGAGAAAGCCATGGGCATCCTAATTTAAATGCCCAGAGACCTATAGCAGACTATATAATTAACAAAACTAAACTTAGGAGGTAACAATGAAAGTAGGCGACTTAATTTTAGAAGCAGCTCGTAAACAAGCAGAAGGCGAGATTGCAGTGCATCAAGCAAACATTGAGGTATATAGAACTATGCCAGCAGGCATTGGTGAACATTCGGATGTAACAGAAGCTGTTATTGCAGAGCTAAACAAATTAGCAGAAGCAGATGATAGACTTGAAATGATTGAAAAATATTTTTCTGAGTAAGGTAAAACATGTTAGACAAAATTAAACGTGCAATGGGAATCAAAGAAAAGCCTGTAGTACAAGAAAAGTCCAAAGCAAAAGCAAAGAAAACGCCAAAAGAAATTGCTACTGCAAAAGGCGAGGCGTATGTAGCAGTACTTGGAATGGATGTAGATGCTGATGATATTAATAATGGTGCATTTGAACTAGACTGGAATGAAAAGTTTATCGCAAACCTTGTTAGAGCTGGATACCAATTGAAACCTGGCGAACCAGAACACGATATTATTGATCGTTGGTTCCAAAATGTATGTCGTAATGTTGTACTTGAAACATACGAACAATCAACAGCTGATCCTGAAACTCGTTATGTAAAAAATCGTGACTTAGGTAACGGATATACTGAAGTAAAATGATACTATATACCAATGGCGACTCTCACACTGCGGCAGCGGAATGTGTGAACAATCATGCGTTTGCAGAAGACGATCCGAGATACTTTACAATGGGCAGAGCTCCTCATCCTGAAAACTTAAAGCATAGTTGGGGAAAGTTACTAAGCAATAGACTCAGTTGTGGATTCAAGTGTGAAGCTGAAAGTGCAAGTTCAAATACTAGAATCATTAGAACCACACGCAACTGGCTAGAAAAACAAGCACACGATATCAATAGAACACTGTATGTTATCCAATGGAGTACTTGGGAACGTGAAGAATGGCTAATTGATGATGATTACTATCAGATTAATGCAAGCGGAACGGACGATGTTCCTCAAAGCCATCAACAAAAATACAAAGAATATGTTGCTAAAGTAGACTGGAAAAAGAAAACCAAAGAAGCACACGAAGACATCTGGCAATTTCATCTAGAGTTAGACAAACTAGGTGCAAAGCATATATTCTTTAACGGCAATAACAACTTTAGCAAAGTTAAAGATCAAAAACAATGGGGATCCAGTTACATTGATCCTTATGGTGATACTACTTTTAATAAAGTAGTAGGAGCAAGTTGTGATACTGTTAGTCCGATTAGTTGGCACTATGGTACTGATGGGCATAGAGTATGGGCACAATATTTAACAAGATATATAGTTGACAATCGTCTAATCTAGTGTTATAATAAGTGTATTATTAACAAAAGGATTCGTATGAAGTATCTATTGATTGACACTGCTAACATGTTTTTCCGTGCAAGACACGTTGCCTTTCGTGCAAGTGACCCATGGGAGAAAGTTGGTTATGCACTGCACATAAGCATGGCTGCTATTAACAAAGTTGTAAAGAAGTTTGATGCTGATCATGTTGTATTTTGTTTAGAAGGTCGTAGTTGGCGTAAGGACTTCTACAAGCCATACAAGGCTAATAGAAGTGAAGCAAGAGCTGCACTATCTGAACGTGAACAAGAAGAAGAAAAACTGTTCTGGGACACGTTTGATGACTTCAATCAATACCTACGTGAAAAAACCAATTGCAGTGTGTTACGAGATGGTGATGCAGAAGCAGATGATCTAATTGCACGTTTTATTGCACTGCATCCTACAGATGAGCATGTCATTATAAGTTCAGACAGTGACTTTTATCAGTTAATCACTGAAAATGTTACACAGTTTAATGGCATTACTGACAACTTGATCACACTAGAAGGTATATTTGATGCTAAAGGCAAGCAGGTTATAGATAAGAAAACAAAAGAACCTAAACTGTTAGGTGACCCTGAGTACTTGTTGTTTGAAAAGTGCATGCGAGGTGACAGTAGCGATAATGTGTTCAGTGCATTTCCTGGTGTACGTAAGAAAGGCACTAAGAACAAAGTTGGCTTGTTAGAAGCATATGCAGATAGACATGCTAAAGGCTATGCTTGGAACAACATGATGTTACAACGTTGGACTGATCATGAGGACAAAGAGCATAGAGTGTTAGATGACTACAACAGAAACAAACAGTTGATTGATCTTACACAACAACCTGAAGAGATAAAAGACAGAGTTGACAAGTTCATACATGAACAACTAAGCAATAAAGACGTAGGACAGGTAGGTTCAAAGTTCCTTAAATTCTGCGGTAAATACGAGTTGAACCGACTAAGTGAGCATGCAGAACAGTATGGACGTTGGTTGAATCAAACATATACAGGAGCATTAAAGCAATGAGTGAAACCATAGCAAGACCAATTGTTAACGGAAAGTTTTGGGTTATTAAACAAGACGAGAAGAAGATTGGGTCTGTTGAAAAAGACAACAACGGTTACTTTGTTACAACTCAACAAGGCAATGCTCGATTTAAAACAATAAAAAGTTTACGTGATGTAACGAATATTACATTTGAAGATGATCAAGAACGTATGAAGTATCCCGAAAATCAAGTAAACAACTTTCCTACTGACGTAAAACCATTCAATGGTGTTTATAACATAAACACACGATTACCGATATACACCAAAGAAAAGAAATCAAAGTCATGGTATGCTGCTGGATACTATATGCTTACAATTGGACGTAAGACAAAAATAGTGTTTTGTCCAAAACTAATACTACTTGAACGGTACGGATACTTTGGTCCAGTTAAAGAAGAAGATGGATTCTACTACAAATGAGTGGACTTTACATTAGAAAGTATATTGATCGTGTTGCACAGTGCGAAGCAACAGGTGCAAAAGACTTTGTATGGAATATGCAGGACGCAAAAGCCTTACATGGCGACATTACAAAGTTATTAGTTGAGATAAGGCTCCTACAATCAAATCCTACAGAAGAAATAACAAACACAATTGAAGTTGATGGTGGAACTTGGTAGTTAACTAAGCAGTTAACCAAGTTATCTACGCAGTTTATCATAAATAACTGTGGAGATAATAAAATGAGTAGACCAAAACCAACTATATTAGTAGAAGTTACTGATAAAGCAACTTATAAAACAGAACAAGTTCTTGCTAGTACTGGTATTTGGGCAGTGTACTTTGAAGGCTCGCCCATTAACCTTAAAACGTCTAACATGCTGGTACAGTATCCAGGACCAAAGTACAAGAAAGTCAGTTTCTCTAATCCAGGACATGCTATAAGTCTAGCAAAGAAACTAAACATACAATTTAAAACAGAAAAGTTTAGTGTGGTATTGCTTCACAAAGGTGAGCAAGTATACCCAGATGCGAGATAAGAAGAAACTTACTACAACACTTCTTGCACTGCATTGGGATGGTTCAACAGAACATAAGATCAATCTTAAAACTGCAATGCATTCTTGGTGGTACAACACAAGAGATGGTGGCGGTATGCGACTTACAAGCACTGGATTTAAAATCCTTAAAGATCTAAAATTTGAATATTGGGACTTTGTGTTACCTGCAAACTTTGCACGTAAGAACAAACGTATTATACTTGGCTTAGATCGCAAACTTAACTTTCCATATTACTACGGACAAAAACGTTTGAGCTTTTTTGGTTCACAGGAAGCAATGATGGCAAATCTCACAGGTGACTTAGAAAGCTGGTTAGCGAATAATTTCTCTTAGCTGTTCTCTTGCTCTATCTTCAATTGATTGCATGTAATCATTCATTAAGAAATCATAATTACGTTCGGCTTTTTCTTTAGCAACTGCAACATCAAAGTCGTCGCTAGTAATAGTTTCCAAGTTCATTTGTATAGCAGCATCTAATCTGTATTCGCTTTCTATTACATCATAATCAAGATCAAATATTTCATCATAATTTTCAAAGCCACGTTCAGCAATCTCTTGATGTATGTGTTGATGTCCTATGCACATAAAAGGATGCTTGGCAGCTATTGCTAGTAAAGTTTTTTCAGTGATTATACCTGGGCCATCACCGTAGATACTTTCTGTGACAATACTTGCACTGGCTGACTTGTATAATGATTTAAGTTTAATAAAGTTTGCTACATTATCAAAGTCATACTTGGCATATGGTGCTTTGGTATAATCGTTGTGTGTTCTGTGTGTAACAAATCCGTTTTTTTCATTTTTTAGTAGATGCCAAATTTGATTCCGGTGCCTCCTTGGATATCCATTTAGACACAAAAAGTTATATTTCTTTTTGCTTTTTGCATACACTGATTTCCACTTACTGTGTTGTGCTTTGAGACTTTCAACTAGTTCCCAACTATGCGATGGAAATTCAACACAGTTTATAACTCCAGTATATCTATTGCGTAAGTCGTGGTCCCAATGTAGGAATATGATTTTAGTCTGTTGTTCTTCAGTATAGTGTTTTTCAATTTCAAATAATTCAACACAAAGTTCGTTGTTGTACCAATTGCAAAAGTCTTGGGCATGTAGGATTAAGCGGAAGTTAGGATTTTTCCACTTCTCATCTTGTATCTTTGGCAAGTCCATCTTCCACATGCCGTTTTCAATTGGTCTTTTCAATATACTAGGTGTAAACTCATACTGCAAGCCAAACTCATTGAGTATTTGAAAAATCTTTTTATTAAAACCGCCCATTGACATTTTCCGTTTTTATGTTATAATATAGTTATATTTAAAACAATAAGGTGATGATAAATGTACTTACAAACCAAAGATGTTTCTCTTTACACAAAAGTTACCAGCAGACTAAAAAACGGCAGGTATTATCGAAACTTTCAAGAAGAGAAAGCGGGATTACAACTGCAACAGTTTACAGTACAAAAAACTGCACAGGAACATAGTCTAGCAAATAAAAAAGAAATACTATCACGTGCAGAAGCACTTGCAATACCCACAGTTCTACTTACACCAAGAAATGTACAATTCATTGGCAATAACGATATAGTAGCCGATGAAATAATGACAGACGCACAGTTACGTGCATTTGATACCAGTGAAAATCATTGGAACAGAAGTACGTGGAGATCAGAAGTAAGTGACGAAGGAAATCAGTGTCTTGAACTAAATTTAAATTATGAAACCTTTGCAGTGTTATCAAGTGATCAAGGATTTTATCATTGTGTAGATGGCAAGTTTGAAAGAATAAAAAATAGACATAAACAGATAGAAATGCTATGGGCTGATTATGGTTTTCCAAGCAAAAGAGGCAGACCTATACAAGTTGGAAGAGCTGCACACAGTGGTACTAAAACAGAAATAATTGGATTAGTTGACTGGCTTAGAAGACTAAAACAGATGAACAAAGGCAGTGAAATACAGTATAAGACTCAACAGATATATAACACACTCAGCCGATCTTATGCATGGCCTGAACACTGGTAATAAATATCGTTATGACAAGAGAATTAAAGTTTACCAGTGCAAATTTTGGTGTTGGCAAAGCAGAAGATGATTGCTATCTAGATCCAAACGATCCTGTACATGAATTTATGGTAAGCGGCAATGCTAATAATCTAAACCAACCAATGAAACAGTCTGTAACTGGACAAGCTGCCGAACATCAACGTAAACTAGAAATAGCAAAAGCACAAGGCATAAAGCCCGGTTCTCCCGCTTGGTTTATGCTATGATATATCATAATAAATATTTGTATGAAACTATTCGACCAAGACAAACTAGTTACCATACAAATAATATACTACATGCCAGACTACCAAAAATTAATTAACGAATTTGTTTGGCAAACACACGATACAGTTCCAGACTATCCTCGTAGTGAACGTTTTATAAAATACTGGCACACAGACATTGATGCAGTAATTAAAGAAGCATATCTATATCATAAAAATTATTGGGGCGGCACAACCTACAGAGACATTACTGTAATCAATTAGGTTGACAAACTGCTTTTACGATGCTACAATAAGTACATATTCACAGTT